TGATCCAATAAGAACATCATTTTGAAGAGTTGAAATACCTGTAACGTTTAACTTATCTGTGATAATATTATCTGTTCCAGCAGCACCAACGACTGTTGCGATACCTGTTGAGAACTGAACTGATAGATTATCAGCAAAGTTTACAGTCGCCGCAGTTCCAACAGAACTTCCACTATCTTGAACCACGAAACCAGATCCGATTCCAATTACACCTGTTAATCCAGATCCATCTCCACTTAATTCAGTTGCAGTTAGAATTCCAGCGTTAATATTTCCAAATGTAGTCGCAGTTAGAACGCCTGTGATGTTCACACTACCATGAACATCAAGTTCTTGAGATGGATTTGTAGTGCCAATGCCTATCTTATCAGCACTTACAACAACTAGATCTTCATCTTTAGATACTAAACCAAACTTTCTCCAAGTATTTTGTGTGGTAAATACCCAACCAGCATAACCAGACTCAGATGGTTTAGTGGTAAGAACCACATCCCCAGCAGCACCACCGACTGATGGAGTTGCGATTCCGACTGTAATCTTTCTAGCGACCTTACCATCACCCTGTAATTGTAATGATACTGCTTCGATACCATCAACAGATGTTGATGTTACCTTATTAGTAAAGACTGATGGGCCATTGAACTCAGACAATACATCTTTGTTTGCACCACCAGTAACTTTGATTGCATCTGTATCTGTCTTGTAAACATCATGTCCCTCACCAGTCACAGATGTAATAGGTGCATCAAATATTTCTTCTTCACCTGTTGTCCCCTTAACAACCTTATTACCGATGAAATATTCACCAACATCGTTCAGACCTGTGTAGAAGTTTTGTCCTCCACCACGTTTCTGTGTTTGACCTAACTTACGATCTTCTGTGGATAGAACCTTCGTCTGTTTCTCTGGTAGAGCAACTGAGTAGTTACCTTGACCAAATCCAACATATTCAAATGTCTGGTTTGCAGCACGAATGAGTGAGTTTCTTCTTGATTCAACAGGAACTACACGGACTTTCTTTATCTGTGTTCCTGATATATGATTTGTTGATTTAGTTCCAAATACACCCCTAAACACTTCATTGATTGATGTGTTCTTAATTCTCATCATCTCATCATTGACCATGATATAGTCACCAATGTTCAATCCACTTGCACTCGCATCAGAGATACTGATTGAAGATGATGTAGATGTAATACCAGCAGAGAGTGTTGTAGTGATTCCAACAAAGAAGTTAGACATTCTACTTCCAATCTTCTCATCATCAGCACTGACTGCACCATCACTAGATGAATATCCGCCAGGGAATCCAAATACTGTACCAGATAAAGTTGGTGCGGATACAGTTGATACACCAAGATTAACTGTGAATGTGCTAAGTCCTACGTTCTCTTGAACAATAAAGACACCGTTATATACAGTTTGACCAGCACCAGCTAATTTAACTTTAGATCCAGCAAGCAGACCGTGTGCGGTGATACCAGTTCCAACTGTTGCAATACCAGTTGTAATGTCATATGAAATCTGTGTTACACCGATTGCAGGGCCAACAAATGACATTGTTGCATCTGACGTTGCAGAACCAACCGTGATATTATTACTACTTCCTCCTAATGATCTACCAAAATCGATCACCTCTGTAGATGCAAACGATACCTGTTTCGGACTAGGCGTTGCAGTGACACGGAACGTATTGTTTAGTTTTGCGTTTGTGTCAGAACGAATACCAGCAATCTGAACAACCTGATCAGTTGCACTATAAACATTCGTAACTGTTAGAACACCCACGACATGACCAGAAGCAGTTGTAACACCAACTACTTGCACAGTGTCATTGATGTTATATGCACCACCACCATTTACAATGGTGACTCCTGTGATACCACCACGAGCATCGACTGTGATGTTTGCAGTCGCACCACCACTTGCTGTACTACCTAAACCAACTCCAACAAGTTTAGCACCATGTAAAGTTGTTGCAGAACCCTCTCCATATCCAACACCAGATGATCCAATACCAACAGATAGAATTGAGTTTAGAGTATGTTCAACTGATAAGTATGCAGTGTGAGCAAGACCAGCACCATTATCAGAAACGATACTTGTGATTCCGACACTAATACCATTCTGTAGTAAGAACTTATTCTGTGTATCTTTTGTGATACTTTCTTTTAGATCACTCGATATAACCTTACCAATCGTCTTTGATACAGCATGACTGATTGCAGCATCAGGATCAGATACAGGATTGTCTCGATCAACCTGTGGATAAAGATCCTTAACTGGTTGACTGAACTTATAATTTGTAAATGGTGATACGGTTGGCTTAACATCATAATGCAGACACGTTAAGTGATAGATACCGTCTTGTTCTCCTGTAATATGTTCTTTGACTTCCTCTGACTCATAGATGTAGAAACTCTGTGCGTACTCATTCTTTGAGAAGTTCGGCATATTGTCTACCGTTCTTGTCTGAGAATCCAGAGTTGATGTGCCTGGATTTGAGTTGAGTGAATACTGGAATCCTCTTGCACTTGTAATACCTATGACTGAGAATCTTCCGTTAAATCCAGAACTACCAATACCAGTGGCATTGTTACTTGATGTAATCTTATTAACGTTAACAACAGAACCAACAGTTAAATTATGTGGTTCTTCTGACATCACTGTTGCAACATTACTATTCCAGTTTGCCTCATTAATAAAGTGGAAGTTTCTCTGATCATCAATGTTAGTTAATGATGTAGTTGTAATCTCTGCATCAGTTGATCCACTTGTATCACTTGTCTCCTGTAAGATATAACCTTCGATAGGTGGTCTTGCAGTTGTGATACCAGCAGGGATGACATATCTAAACTTATAAATTGAATCTTCAAGACTTCTTGAGTTCTCTTTTCTTATGAAGTATGACTTCGGTGTGTTTGCACCAAGAGCTGTTGTTCCAACACTTACGAATGTAGGATAAATTTCATTATCAGTTCCTTCAACTGAAACATTGACAAACCAGTGTTTGTTAATATCATCAAACTGGATTGGATGTCCGATATCACCAGATTTTTTATCAGATACACGACTAACAACTGTGAGTTCACCACCAGTGTTATTAATAGTAAGAGCTGTACCATCTAATGCATCATTTAAAGTTCTTGCAACTTTAAGATCATTTGCATTACCACCTTTGATTGTAAAGTAAACTTGATCCTCTTCTAATCCATCAGGTAAGAAACCATCATTTGCAATAATACGAATTGATTCACCAGTAATTAATTCATGATCACTCTTTAAAGATATAATATTGGAACTAATACTACTTACACCAACAGCATTTGACACAACATATCTCTTCTCACCTGTATTATCTGTAATACCAGTCTCCGTTGGCATCACAATTTTAGAAACAAAGTCACCCTCATTTCCATAAACATTGAGTTGTAGTCTTATCTTATCTTCTAATGCAGCACCAAATCTAAATCCATCTACAATGTGTGGTGGCGGTGCATCTTTATTTGTAAACCCTTCAAAGTATAACCTTGTTGATGCACCCACTCCGATTGTCTTATCCACATCAATTGATAGATAATCTACATTTGCAGTTCCATCAGTGATTTCTTTTGGTGGAATGATGTGTGTGATATATGCAGCATTATCTGGAGTAAATGCTGTTTTCTTAAATCCATCGGATAGAAGTGCGTTCTCACCAAAGTTTGCATTACAGTTTGCAAGTGATAATTCACCACCTGTATCTGCTACATATTGACTCTTATGTCCGATTGCAAATACAGAAACTGCCTGAACAATTGAATCGTTTGATGCACGAACATGAGTTGATTCATATTCTGGACGATAGATTGCGGATGGATCTAAGTGTAAGTTGTCCACACTTGTATAATCTTCATACTGTCCAGATGTTGAGTTATATCTTACAAACGCCTTATCATCTTTCTGTAATGCATTACCTGTGAACTGTGCAAGTAATCCACTCTTGAATCCAGTTACCTTTGATCCATCTAAGTGAATACCATTCATACCAAAGACTGATCTCTTCGATAAGTTGAACAAGTATGGTGAAGCAGAGTTAATTGTATCAACTTCGATGTTTACGTTTGCACTTGTCAGTGTTGGTAGTGGATTATTAGGTGCAGAACCAACAACATATTTGAATTGTGTGCCTGATACAACTTCAGATACAACGAAAATACCATTATATCCTGATGTACTGATACCAGAAATGCGAACAGGAGTATCTATTGAAAGATCAGTAAGTGTCGAATCCAAATCAACGGTTACAGTTGTAGATGCGGTTGCACCGTCACCAGCCTTGATTGATGAAATACCAACCTGTTGACCTTTTGAACCAACGATACGATACTCTTCAACTCTTGTCTGGAAATCAAGACTACCTGATGGGAAGTCTGGTTCGATTGGTCTACCTGTACCAGCATCATATACGTCACCAACCTTCTGATAATACATGTCAAGATCAGTTGATGTCGAAGTTACATCAATGAAACTATCTTTGATACGAACTGTATTAGCACCATCAGCGTATTCAAAACAAGTTAGTTTATGATGAGAGAAACTTGGTGTGAATAAGTTTGCAGTGTAGTCTTTATATACGTTACCTGATGGATCACCATCAAATATAGTAAACTGTGAAATATAACAAGCACCTGTTAATCTGAATATCGCACTTGGTTCAATATTACCGTTCTCTGGATCTGGAACATATTTTGGTCTTATCTTTGTCTTACGAAGGTCTTTACCTACAATTGATGTGCCTCTTGGTATGATTACACCACCACGAACACTATTTAATTTAAATAGTTCGTTGTCAGGTGATGTTAAATCAAAGTTACTACCTAATCCGAATGGACTTAATATTTGATTAGTCTCTCCAAATCTTGTCGTATATCTTGCCTCTCCACTTACATCAATGGGTATAAATCCTGGCCTGTTATCAACGGTGTGAGTACCAGCAGCGAGGATTATGGTTGTTAAATCAAACTTATCATTTCTTTGCCCTACAACATAAGAGAACCTAGCAGCTTCAATCAGAGCTCTCTGTATCGTTTTAAATGGTCGGGTTTGGGAGTTTCCTTGGTTTTCAATACTATCAGTCGCATCCAATTCGTTGGGGTCAACGTAGATAACATTACCTTGTATATTCTTTAGAAAATTCTCCAGTCTTGAAAGAGGCATCCTATTCTTCTCTAATTACAGATTCTGTCTAAGTTTATTTATTCAATGAATTATACCAGAATGATAAAACAAACCTCTCATCACCTTCAACCTTACTAACGTAATGAAGATATTGTGAATTTGAGAATATTATAAGTTTTCCTGGCTCTGGTTTGACCTCAAAATCTTCAAAACAAGTATATCCACCAGAGAAATTATTATTTAGATACAACATCGCTGCAAATATATCAGGATTATGAACGTTGTTGTCATCAAAGTGTGGTTTCATAAAAGTGCCAACAGGCCATCTTATAACACCTACATAATCAAGATTTGCCGTAGAGTCAAAACTTTTACAAATACTGTTTACTCTAGTTATGACCTCATCATCCAATGAAGGAATAGTAGGATCAACATCACCACCTAGATAAACAGCAGTATGATCTTTCCATTCAACAGTGGTTAGATAAGTGTCACCACCCCTAGTTTCATCACCATAAGGCATCTCTTTTCCTTTGTTTGCAAGAGATAAATCAATAAATCTTTGACACTCATCAGGAGAAATAAAATTCTCCTCAACATAAATTAATTTTTTCAAGCGGTATAAGTGTTAGGTGGGCCTGCAAATCGAGGATCAGTATATGTTCTCTTATCCTCATCAACTTTATTTGGATCAAAGTTAGGATCTGGATAGTCTTGCCAAGTCTTACCTTCATATTCAACTATCAATGGATTGATGTCTTTTCTTTCTCCATATACATGGTAAAAACAATCAATAGTTGATAGATCAGTAATTAAATCAGTATTAGTTGAATCCTCTGCAATGACAATAAATTCATTATTAAACTCTTGAATCACAAGATTTTGATTTGATCCAATTGGTTGCAACTGAACAGTGATACTATTCTCATCAACTAAATCTTTCCAATAATAAGGTAGATGGATTACATTTGATTCCTTTAATCTACCACGATAATAAACACCTACCTCTGGGCCCTCAATACAGGCATAACGAAGACGATGACCCTTACCCTTTGTAGGATGTTCAATGTCAAATGGTTTTGGACGACCATCCGCAGCACCGAATCTAGCAGCGAGTTTACCTTTGTTACCACAATCAACTGCACCAGAAAAGAAAGCATCACCATCCACATATAATTTATTTGTTTGTCCACCACTGATGCGTAATGCATTAGGAACTCTACCATCACCATTTATTACCATACTACCATCAACCTTGACAGCCAAACTAGAACTCAATGGTGGTTGAGCATCAAGTGGGTTTTGTGGTGGTGGCGGAGTTCCGACGTTGAATACAGCTTCATAACCTGGCGATGCAGCTGGTGTTCCAACATAAACAGGGCCATTTAAAACAGAAGTTCCTGTTGGTGAAGTATCAGGTGCAGTATAGGAAGTATCATTAGTTCCTACAATTAATTTATCTGTCTGTGTTTTAACTATGTGCATTTATCTAACCTCCACCAC